TTTCTATCCTGGTCATATACGCCTTACGTGCGTCAATCTCACCGTAACGGATGGTGCCCACAGCGATCCGGTTGGCCATTGACTGGAGACTACATCCCAGGATAGGTGACCGTTGCCACAGCCGGGGCGGGGCATATACACCTTGGGTATAGCTAAATTGTTGACCAGACGAAGGAGCCCCAAAGCACTAGTAGAAATCAACGCAGGGTCGGCCACTTCACTCCAATGATGTTTTACCGGGAATGTGATGAGTGGGGCCGTGACTTCCAAAACCTCGTCGGTGATGTAATACACCGAGTTGCCATAGAGTCTTATCAAGCGGCCAACTTCATAAGGAAAAGAAGGGTAACGGTGCTTGGCTTGAGCGGCAATACCACGCCCCATGACACAGGCACCATCCTTCCTTAATCCCCCGTTGGTTGTGATAACAATAGGAATGCCTTGAGCATGAGCAACCCACAGGTCCATTCTTAGTTCTTTCATGCCAGCCCCACTGATCGGTTGTAGGCGGCCCGCTTCCCTGGGTCCTTCAACACTTGATAGGCCATGTTGATGTGTTTCATGATTTCTCCTGTTTTGTTTTTGTTCACGTCGGGGTGATAGCGCCGGGCTAGTGATTTGTAGGCGGCCTCGATGGTTTCCTGCGAGGCGCGGGGGGACACTTCGAGGATTTCGTAGAACTGTGGTTTGGGGGGTGGAGCCGGTGGTGCGGCCTTCGATCTTGGAGGGGGCGGTGTACGGTGTGGGGGTGGAGGAGGAGGAGCCTGGGCTTGCTGCCGGTCGATCAACCGTCGAGCATTCCCCACGGCATCCTTGGCCAGCTTTTCAAAGTGGGGCTCCACAACGTCCAACACACTGTCTAATACAGAGTCCAGTAACTCGTTGAAGAAATCATTCTCCGGGGATGACGGGCGGCGGCGTGTGGTCCTACGTGGCATCGACCCCTCCCACAGCATGGATGGCGGGCACGATCTGGTCCCAAATCTTGTTCATGGGAACCCAGAATGGTTTGCTGGTGACGTTGAGGGACAAGACGTTGCCTTTGTATGTGAAATTCCCCTTGATGCCGTAGGGGAGGCCCACAATGTTGCCAGAGGTCCCCGTGATGGTGAACCCCCTCGATTGGACAGCGCTTTTTAATAGGTCGAACTGTGCATCCGTCAAGACAAATCTCATAACTCTAACCCCCCTTCCTTCCCCTGATACTTCCCGTGCAACTCATCCCATACCCGTTTGGCCAGCACCTTGCCAAACCCAGGCAATTTCATCCAGTCCTTAACCCCCGCCCCCACCATGGCCTCCACGGACTTAAACCTCTCGGCCACCACCAAGCTCCTCTCCCAGCCCACGCCGTCCAGGGCTGCCGCCACACGCCTGACCGTGCCCGCCTTCCCCAGTAACACGTGATGCGGCGGGGTGTGCAATGCAATATGCCCGTGATGCTTGGCCCAGGGCTTGGCGTAATACCTCTCCAACCCTACGACCAAGTCCACGGTGTCCCGTTCCCCCGCTGACCTGATGACGTGAACCTGGGTGAACAATGCGATTGTGTTCAGGAATGATTGGAGTTCGAGGGCGACGAATGCCACCCCTGTTACAGACAGGCGCACCGGATGCCACCCAGTCCCGTGTGCCTCCTCCAGCTCCCCCGTGTCCCAATTGGACCGCCATACCCCCTCCAGGATCAAGTAGCAGTATTCGTACTGGTCGATGAGTTTGGGGAGTTGTTCCCCGCTGAACCGGCCAGTGCGGATGGAATTGAGCATATCACGTAATCGTTTTCTTTCAACCCCTACCATGCATGCCCCTTGCGCCCCCTGCCCGCTGAAGCAGAGATCGGCGGCGAGGAGGCGTTTGAGTTGGCAATCGGGCCGGGTGCGGTGGGATTGGAGGATGGGGAGGAGTTCGGCGCTGCCTACCCTGTCGTCAACGTAGATCAAGCTGGTATGCCTCCGTCAACGCCACTGCCACCGTCATCCCCACTATCATCCAGAGTCTCGATAAACCCCTCATCCACAGCCATTAAGGTGCAGCTCCCCCCGGCGATGAACCCCAGAGCAAACATAGCCACCATTTTGCCACTCAGTTCAGCCTTGGCCTCCATGGTGACCTTTTCCGCCATGGCGTACTCCTCTGATTTCCTGGCCAGCTTGATGGCCTTGGCCACGTAATATATGGCATCCTCCTTGTCGTATGTCCTGATGGAGCCCAGGACAAAGTTGAGCAACTCCGGGTCCAGGTCATCGATGGCGTCCCCAAGCTTTTTAGCTAAGTCGGAGGGGGTGGGATGGGGGGTATTCGAGGTATTCACAGGGTGAATGTCATCCTCCTGGTCTGGTGGAGAGGAGGCCCCGTGATGGCGGTGGCTACCCATCAATTAGCCCAACATCTTTCAAGAGAAATAATGGCTTTTCTGGGTTGTCTACAGCATACACAGCACAGTCAACACTCTCATACCATGTGAACATCTTGTATCCGTGTTCTTTTGCCTGTTCAGCGGCAAGTTTCTTGGTGTGGTAATAGGAGAGAGAAGTATTGAAGATAAAACGCCACATCATAACCCCCACCATTCCGGGTTGGATTCCGTTTCGGGGAATATTTCCAGGGCTAAATTGGCAAACCCGGAATCCTCCCCGTACCACGTCTTGCCTGTTAATTCGGTCCCGTACCGCGTGGCCTGCCCAGGGTCAATTCTGGTCCAGAATGACCGCTTGTTGCCGTCCCACCCGGCTTGCAGCGACAAATCCACGGCGAACCCGATGTTATTATACCCCGCACGTTCATACTTGCCATTCCACTCTGTTTTGTCATTCCCTTGCTTGTCCTTCATTTTGTTGCCACCGGCGTCCAGTTCAGGCTCATATTGCTTTTTGGCACGGTGGATGAGGATGATGTTGAGGTCGGGGCGGTCCTTGTAGAGGGACCAGAACACTTTGGAGAAATCGGCATTCAACTCTGTTCTGACATCGATGCGGGCGTTGCCGCGTAGCTTGCCAAAGTGGGCTAGTTCGGCTAAGTGCCAGAGTTCAGTGGCGGTGTCCCATACCACGGTCCTGATGGCTTTGTCGGCCTTGACAGCATCCATCCCGGATTTGAAACGTAGCCATTCCTTGATTTGGGCGGCGTGCTCACCCTTGTCTACTTGGGAGGCGGCTAAGATGGCTGGGTCGGGCACTGGGTATTCGAGCTGCATTAAGTGGACCCGGCGGCCAGCCTGGACGGCTTTTTGGTAGACGTGGATGTTGTCGTTGGCTACGACTAAGGCGATGGGATCTGGGGGAGTGAACAGGGACCAGTGGGTTTTGCCACACTTGTCCAGGGCGTCGAGGGAGATGGCGAGGCGGGGGATGGATTTGGGGGCCTGGGCCGGGGTGGAGAAATAGGAGGAGATGGGGGTGGGACGGGTCATAACAGTTTGTCACTCCTTTGCATCCTTAACAATTGCTGTATGAGTAAGGCATTGTTCAATTCCAATAAATTTTCCGGGTAGGTGTATGGTTCATCAAGGAATACGTTGAGGTTGTTCTTATAGCGTCCCACTTCAAGCAATTCTTCAAAACTCAACACTCTGGTAGTCAGTGCAGCCCATAACCGGCGTTTCTGTTGATCTTCTTCTAGGAGGGTGGTGGGGCGAGTCATGGGTTATTCGTCCTCCGATTTATAGCCGCGTGATTCACGGATGATGGCCACCACCATTTCGCTAAATTGCATCCCGGCGTACTTACCAGCAAGTACACCAGGGTAGTTGTCCCGCAAGAACACGGTGATGGCGTTCTGTTGCTTATTCAGTTCGGCATGCTCCTGTGTGATGCGGGTGAATTCCGCGAGCTGGGAGGGGGATATGGATTTCCCTGCTCGTTGCTCCTCCATGAGTTCCTTGTTGGACTTGGTGAGGGCGTTGATAATGTCCTCGTCGCGGCGCTTCTGGAAAAAGTGACCAATAGCCCAAGCCAACAAAACACCAGCCAGTAGGCCAGCATTCTTGAATAATACTCCTATTGAGGGCATTACCACACCTCCGGCATACCAAGTGAGTTGCTCTGGTAGATGTCACCAAAAAACGATTTTATAATCCACTTACGGCGCTTTTCCCACCGAGCCGCTGAGTGGTAGCGCCTCCATCTATACCTCTGGCCTAGTCGATAGTGCTTGCGTGTCAATGTGTCCCGCATTACCCCACCTCCGGCATCACGTCATACTTGTTATTCATTATCAATTGCCAGTTCATTTCCAGCTCCTCTTTTTCAAATTCACACACCATGGGGGAGTACATCGGGTCCCTGTGTTGTCGGTAATCCCCGCTCAGGTAGATGGGGTGGAATATTGCTGTGCGCCACGGCTCCTCCAGCGTCCCCTCCATCATCCAGCAATATGCCATGCCTTGCATCATCCACATGATTTCCTCGTGGATGGGGCGAGCGGAGGTTTTCCAGGTGGCCTTGATTTCGTGGATGATGCCGCCGCCACCCAGCCATGCCGGGATGGATTCGACGCCGTCTGGTGTGCCTATGATGTCGTCGCGGGTGATTTCGCCAGGGGAAGGGATGTACCTGGGGTTGCCGGCGGCTAACTGTTTGCCCAGCCAGGATTCCCAGGCGTATCCCACGATGCATTTCATTAAGGGGCCGCACTTTCCTACGTCTGCCGGGTCCGTGGCGTGAATTAGTTCGTTGAGGGTGGGGCCGGTGCCGTATTCCTTGGCGAGGATGCCGGTGCGGAGGGCGATGTGGCGGACGATGGAGGCGAGGTGGATGCCGGGGGTGCGGGGAGGGCCGTGGCGGATGTCGAGGCCGAGGCCAGTGTAGGGGTAGGTTTTCATTTACGTCTTGTTTCCAGAGTCCTCATTCAGCCCTCACGTTGTTCCACCCCAACCACGCCTCGGTTAAAGTACGCGGGGCTGAATCAGACCTCTAAGGTAAAATTACCGGGGCAAGCATTGGCATACCCGCCCCGGCTTCCCTATCGCCCACAGCGGTGCAGCGTCGTGAAACCAAGGAAAAGGAGAAAGCCCTTTGTGCGTGAGGTTGGGAATCTTATCTACCCATCCAGAAATCCGTCAGCAGAACTGACATCCCCATTGCCGGGTGTTATGACCTCACGTAATACTTGATCCGTGGGGCGGCTGGCAGCCTAAGAGAGAATGTGCAAACCCTACTGCCAGCGTGTTTGGGTGGACTGCCCACATCGGACGCCCCACGGAAGTCTGTTGGCCCCCCTATGGGATGAGCAATACCCCTTCCTGGGTATCGAGCTGCCATCCGTTGGCGGCGGCGAACTCAGCCAGCTTGGCCGGGTCGTTCACCATTTTAATCAGCACCACGCGTTTGGCGGCAGACATGCCCTGGACTACGGACAGCTTTTCCGTCACCTTGGCGGCCAGGTCAGCCACCATCACGGCGTTGTCGTTCTCAGCCAGGATGGAAGAGATGGCCATGTATAGGGGGGAGGAGGTATCACCGGCCCCATTGGTGGATGCAGGAGGTGGGGTGGATGCCGAGGCCGCCGCTGCCGGTTTGGCTGCCGCCCTGGCCGCCGCCCCCTTGGCTGTCTCCCATGCGAATCGCGCCTTGCTGGGGATGAGGATGGTAGGGGCCTGCTTCGGCCTGGCGGGGCCGCCGCTGGGATTGGACATGGCCGGATCGTTACCGAACTCCGCCCGTTCATGAGGCACCCGGATAAAGGTAACCTCGCTCCCGATCAATGCCTTAACCCCCTTCTCCCCACTCAACCGGCCCTTCTCCAGACCGCAATTGTCCCGGAATTTCGACAACGCGAAAAACCAGTTGCACTGCTGACTCATGAGCTTGTCGCCCAACGCAAATGCCCCGTCCCCTTCCGGGATGAAGTCCTTGGCCAGCCCGATGTTCCAGTAGATGTCATGGGCCTTGTTCTCGTTGCTCCCATCCGTCGGCTGGCACGTCAGTTTCATGGCACAGTTGGAATTGGGGGGTTGCTTGCCGTTGTAGTCCCACAGGACGTATCCGGCGTCAGTAATCATGTTGGTCCCGCCTGGGTAAATACCTGAAGCGGAAAAATCTTCTAGTTCATGTGATACTCTCGCTGGTTGTTGACTCACTTGGTTCTCCTTTTTGGTTTGGTCTGCTGCTTAAAAATCATTCAAACAAATCTCGGCCTCCACGACGGTGGAAACGCTGTCGCCCACCAACTTGGCGGTCGAAATCACGTTGATTACTTCAAAAGACAGGTTCGTATTGCATCGGTCACCATATTCATCCCTGTATGTGACTGGCACGAACATGCCACGCTCTACAGGTTGGTCGCTCCTATGTAAGATGGTAACTGTGGTGTTTTTCATCCCGTCAACCTCACTGGTGGAGTGGGCGGCCCCTGCGGCCACACCAATTGTTTCGTGAACCACTCCGGGAATAAATGCCGGTACCCCCCCATGTTCCTGCCTACCCCATATCCACCCCCCGTCCATTGCGGTGCCTTCAGGAACCAATTGGCATTCTTGTCCAACAAAAAGTTCTCGCATTGGTCCCTGTCATGTCTCATGGCCCGCCCACACGTCTGCACCAGCGTTTGTGCCGTCAAATACATGGCGTACTCCGGGTCCTCCTTCTCCCTCGCTTTCATCACCGGGGACTGCATGGGGATGAACGGAACCTTGACCAGGATTTGATATTCACAGAGTGAATCAGGAAAATCGAGGCCGGTCGTGACGGCGGGGGAGTTGAGGATGCGGGGGGGAGGGGAGGAGCGGAACTCTTTAAGGGCGTTCACAATGCCCTGGCCTTTGGGGGTGAGCATGATCCCCTTGTAGTCGGAATGAGCGGCGATGAACAGTTGCCGGTCGTAGGAGACGGGGTGGATGATGCCCTTGCGGTCCAGGCGGCGGCTTATTAACGTGTCCATGCGGCCTACAAGTTGTTGGAGGTCCTGGGGGGTGGAGCGGTAGTCGATTTTGGTGGCACCGAAGAGGTAGACGGGGCAGCGGTAGACGGGGAACGTGTGGGCATGAGAGAGGTAGAGATAGTCGGCTTCAGGGATGCCCAGGAGTTCCAAAGTTTTAGGTACAACAGTTGCGCTGACCAGTAGGACGTGTTTGATGCCACGGAACAGTATTTTTTCGGCATAGTCGGTGGGCCACACAGGGGAGAATAAGACCTCGGCGGCCACGGATTGCTCATCGACAATCCAGGTGTCCTCGATAGTGGCGATGCGGGAAACGTTTTTAAGCAGTGTGTCGAGTAGTCTTAAGTGTTTCAATTCGCCGCCGCCCGCCTTTTTGATAGCCTGTACCTCCTCCTGGATTTTTACCATGGACTGTTTGGCCCAGGACTTCCAGGATTGGATGGAGGACTGATAGGGGGGTGTGATGGCTAGGGACTGGTAGACGGAGGAGTTGGCGGCGTGGTTGAGGCGGATTTCGAGGGCGGAGGACAATTCCTCCAGCGCGTTGTGCGCCTCATCGAGCACCAGGCAGTCGATGTTGCCCATACCTTCCCCGTGCATGACGTTGGCGAAATAGCAGGAATAGTTGGTTATGGTGAGCTGGGATTTGAGGAAGGCGTCACGGGCGGAGAGGTGTTCGCAGTCCGTGTCCTTGCAACCCATTAGACGGCCATCGGCACAGGTCCCCCCACGGCCACAGCGGTAGTTTTGGCGGCCTCTCAGGTCTACCATGCCACAGGGGGAGAAGTCGTCGGATAATTGGTCCTGTAAACCCTTGGTGCTTGTCAGGTAGACGGTGCGGCCCCCGGTGAGGATGGCGTGGGATACAGCGAGGACTGATTTGCCCGATCCTGTGGGGGCTGAGTGGACAACAAAACGTTTGTCGGAGGCGGCACCGATTTCGATGTATTCCCACTGGTTGGGACGCCAAGAGGAGAACTTGGCGGGGAGGCCGATGTCGCGGGGGGAGATGAGGGAGGAGGCTGTCATGCTAGTTTACTACTTCGTCCGTGTCCTCGTTACTGACTTCATTGTTCAGCCGCCTCACAACACGTTCCACCACTGGGCGGGGCTCCTTGATAGGCTCACTGTCAGGCCCCCACAGGTATCCTGAGAAATCGGCCAGGAACCGTTTCCAGCTCCTCCTTTGCCACACACTGCCCGCCCCCACGTATTCCAGACGGATTTTGACGTAGTTGACCAGCCTGACCACTTCCATGTGCTCCCCGTCGGCCTCGCACCGGAGTATGGTTTCCCGGAGGGCGTCGAATGCCCCCTTGACCTTCTTTTGCATTTGGGCTTCAAAACACCTCTCCAAAATGGCCTCGATTGCGGGGGACATATGCTGATCCATCGAGTTAGGGCGGATGGATTGGAGCCACCGCAAATGCCTGACCACGGCGTGGCGTACAAAGGCTTCCCGGTTGATGTAGGGGAATAGATTAGTACGAACAGCAACATCCACCTGATGTACCAGAAGAGGGGGGCAACTGATCGCCACGGTCTGGTGGCCGCCGTGATCGTCGCGGCCTGGGATAATGAATTGGTCGATATCGGCAAGGGGAGCCTCATCGGAATCTGGGTGGGCGTCCTTGAAGGGAATGGCAAACGCCACGTCCGGGGATGTAGGGGATGATTCATGGGAACGGCGGCGGTAGGAGGACATAGTGGTGGGGAATGCCTTCTGCTTTCTTCCTCGTTGAATATGTATGGGCGTGACATAGGTGATGGTCCCCGGCCTCCACCAGGGGGCGTAACGGGATGGGTTACCGGATTAGGGTTGCCCGAGCGATGGGGGATTTGGATTTGGCAATGGCTTCGTCCAGGTTGGCCATTTGGAAGTTGATCTCGTTGACGGTATATTCGGCCAGAACGAGTTGAGCATGAGCGAGGTGGCGGATGGCATTAATTATGATTCCGTCCGCATCGTCTGACTCGGCTAGAGATATTGCATCCTTCAGGTGGGCGATGGTTACCTTGTGGACCTCTCCCTTAACCCTCAGCTTCTCCTTCAACTCCTCTAGTTGTGCCGTCTGTAGTGCCTGGGCATTCCCTATCGCGTTTGGTGACATATAGTTGGCCTGTTTAAGTCCGTCCCTGCATCATATCGCCACTGTTGGCTATAGTCAACAGTCAATTTCAGACACAACATGTGGGGGTTGACCATGGATGGCATACTAGAATAGAATCCTAGGTATGAGGGTCGCCACCACATCGCCGGAACAGGTTGGGGTTAAGATCGCCCAGGTGAACCGGAGCAAGGTTGCCAAGGAGCTGGGGTTGGACAGGTCCTATGTGAGCCAGGTGTTGGGCGGGAAAAGGGTGCAGGGGTTGGGGCTGGATGTGGCGGCGGGGATTGCGAAACAGGTGGGGGTTAGCCTTGATGAGTTCCACGGGTGGTGGGCGGAGCGGGTGAGGGTGGTAGAACTGGTGAATTAGGCCCGCTACTCGATTACTGCCACCACCAGGTCATTGTGAAGCACCACGACCTCCTCAGTGAGTTCGTCGGCGTGGAGGCCGACACACACGCGGTCCCCCACAGCAAACTCAAATCCGGTATCGGCCCAGTAGAATCTATCACCGGGGCGGCTGTGGGGCGTCTCCTTTAATTTCTCTTGAACGGCCAAGACCCTCCCCGTGTACCCTTCTGCCCTAATCCCTTTTCCCCGGGCCTTCTCCGGGATGTGGATGAGCCCCACTTTGGCCGGTGCCGGGTCCAGAGCCACTACACATCTTCCTGGTAACGGCCTGAACCCTGGGTATTGCTCAATCAAGCCATCATATTCCTGTTTTGTCAACGTGAATCCCCCTTAGAAAAGACCACACCATACCTTACCCAATCCCACCTTAACTCACCGACCCCGACCACGACCGCGACCCCGACCCCGACCGCGACCCCGACCGCGACCCCGACCGCGACCGCGACCGCGACCCCGACCGCGACCCCGACCCCGACCCCGACCCCGACCGCGACCGCGACCCCGACCACCTAAACCTCTGCTTTATCCCCCTCGTCATTTCCCAACCCCAAAAGATTCTATAGCTCCCCTCTGCACATACAACTTCTCACAAGGCAGCCGTTGGGCATCCTTCCATTGTTTACTCGACCATTCCCCTGTCTCATAAACGATGGATGGTTCAGCCAGCAGCACACAATCTGATTCCACGCCTTCCAGCACCCCGGCGTAGATGTAATTCAGGCACAGGAGCATGACTCGCTCCCCCAGAAGGGATTCGAGGCCCTCCCCGGACACTTCAGCTACAGATACGATCTTTTTCATAATTGGCTCCTCGTTTCAGTTCAATTTAACCTTTCCCAGTGTACATTTAACGGACGATTGCGTACGGGGCAATGGGAGGGGGGTATTAGGGTTTGGTGTCATCACGGATAAGGCGGCTTGCGTAGATGGGTTTGCGTACACGTACACTGAGGCCGGCGAGTATGATCCCACGCATGCAGGGGTAGCAGATCAGATAACTATCGGCAACGTCCAGCTCCGGGAAAACGCGCTTGTACCATTCCACGTCTATCTCGTCGGCGGTAAAGGGGGTGTTACATAGACAACAGTTGCCGCTAAATTTCATGCCACCCTCCCCGTCCTCTTCCCTCTCACGGCATCCACCACCGTCATCGTCCCTACATTCAGCTCCTTGGCAATTGCCCTCCAGCTTTTCCCCTCTTTCCGCATCCTGACCGCTTCGTCCCGGCGGAACACCACCTTGGGGCGGCCTATCTGTTTCCCTTGCGCCCTGGCCGACGCCACCCCGCTGGCTGTACGTTCCCGGATCATTTCGCGCTCGAACTCGGCAAACGCGGCCAGGAGATTGAGGAGGAGGCCGGAAACGGGGTTGGCGGCGTCCGTGTCGATGTTCTGGGACACGGCAAGGAACCGCACGCCGGCGGACTTCAATATCTGGAGTTGTTCGTGTAAGTGGAGCACTGACCGGCCAAAGCGGTCTACTTTCCACACGAGGACGGCATCAAATCTGTGTTGGGCGGCGTCCTTCATGAGGCGGTTGAGTTCCGGGGCCTTGCTTCGGGTGCCTGCTTTGGGGGCGTGTACCCCGTCGTCGCTGTATTCTTCGAGGATTTCCCAGCCGCGGCGCTGGCAGTATTCGCGAAGTTCCCTGCCTTGAACTTCACACCGTTGGTCTGACGTACTAACCCTTAAATAAAGAGCAACTTTCATAAAAAGCCCACACCGAACCTCACCATACCGTGCCTAAACACACCTAACCGAACCCAACCAAACCTGAACGAACCGTGCCCAACCGCACCACGCCTAAGCGCACCGTGCCTAACCATTTCTCACCCAACCAGACCGGACCATACCATACCTGACCATGCCCCACTACACCCTAACACGCCTTACCGGAGCCAATCACACCGAACCACACCCTACCGGACCATAGCTCACACAACCGAACCCCGTCGTACCATACCCTACCTCATGAAGGCTTAAATCTTTTCCTGAAAAATTTCCCAGCCCCGAATCTGGAACCGGCCAAACGTCGGCCTGAAATCTCCTACTCCACAGATCCGGCCTGACAGACTCATTACCTCGTGAAGCAACTCAGGGCTCACGTATTCAGGCAGCACCACGGTTAAGGGCACCTCCACCTCCCACCCCGACAACAGCGTCGGTCGTGACCTCGTGATGCCATTCCTCTGCACCATAACCCGCCGCCGGTCAATGTAATCCCAATCCTTCTTTTTCGTGGTGCAGTACTCCTCCGTGGGGAACACGGCGGCCTTGAACAGATCCATAGCGGATTTCCGTGGGGATCGCGGGTCCTGTTTGAACTTGGCGGCCAGCACGATGGCCATACGGAATTGCTCTGCCGGGATACATAAGATCCCCTTTTCGTCCCGGTAGACATAAGATTCCAGATCATCCGTCTTTTTGGCCTTGCTCCCTTTGGCCGCGTCCGCCTTCAGTTGTATCCCGTCGATTGACCACCGATGGAATAAGTAGGGGGCCACCCCGTGTACTTTCACATTCACGATGAAGGGTTGTTCCATCGAAAGAATCTGCTCACCATCATTGGAGGGATCACCTACCATTGTTAGTGCTGTCGTTGCTGCTTTCATTTTATTTTCCTCGTTTCTTGCTTACTAATTTGACCATACCCAACCATACCTGACCTAACCATGACATATCAAACCGTGCCATACCTAACTACACCTGACCCCACCTTACCGGACCAGACCGGAGCCCAGCGTATCGTACCCCAGCCTACCCAACCGCACCATGACAAACCGCGCCATGCCATACCGAATCTTACCCGACCACATGACATGATAATCCAGTTTTCATGGCCATGAAATAGACCCAGTGCCGTTTGGTAGTGGGCCTACAGTACCAGAACACGCATAGGCCGCCGAATTGGCCCGCACGGTCCCTCCATTCATCATCAGCGGGGCCGATGTAGTGTTGATTGACATGACGCAATACACGCTGTCGTTGGCAGGCCCCATCGAGTTCAACCCGAACGTCACGATGTTCCCGCCCACCCCGGCATTCACGCCGTCCGCCGTGAACGATCCTGATTGCCCGCCATATTGGTCTGAGCACGACCAGGACACGTGAATGGGGACCGATGCCGCCTTGGTAGTCGTGCACATCACTCCCCCGGACGTGATGGAGAACCATTTGGTGTTCCCACCGGCTGGGGCCACCGTGAGAGCGGCACCTCCCAAACTGGTGATGGGGATGCTGGTGCCAGTGGAATTGGTTGCCAGGAGGCCGGTGAGTGTGAGTGGGGGTTGGCCCAGGGCAGAGGTGGACAATGTGATGGGGATGATGGCCACGACCCCGGATGCGTAAGGGGTAGGTGTGGTGGACGTGTTGGCAGCGATACATATCAGGGACGGATTGCAGGTTATGGTGGTCCCGGTTGGTGTGGCCGCTCCAGGGGAGACGGCACCGGCGGTGAATCCGGTGGGGAGAGTGACGGCCCACTGGAATCCTGTAATAAGTGAGGAGGGGGCCGTGTCCTGGAACAAAATGAGGAGATTTATTTTGGAGTTCGTGTAGGCAAACGATTCGTCGAACACGGGAGAAAGAGTCTGGGCATGAAGACTCAAACCCATTAAAATAATCAACGAGAGTTTCATAAAAAACCTCACCTTACCTTTACCCAACCAAACCACATCCTACCTAAGCATGCCTCACCACACCTCAGCCTGCCCTACATTACCTCAGCTAACCGGACCTAAACCAGTTGCTTCCCCATCTCAATTCGCTGCTTCAAAATTGATATAGGGCCGCGTTTTAACATCTGTTCATACATCTCTTTTTCCCGCCGTAGTCCCGCCAACACCCCATACTTCGCCACCTTGCTCTTATTCACCACGTGGGGCCACGGGACAAGGGCGATCCTCGACTTCTTCTCAATCAGTTTTTGATTGATGGCCATTTCCATTTCCATCGAATCCAGCGTGTCCAACCCGCACTCCATCAGGAGGGAGTAAGGCACCACCCGTTCCCCCGTGAATATGTCGAGGCTGGGCGACCACAGGCCGCCGTATGACTTCCTGACACTTAATGAGGCGTCCGCCTTGCCTGTGAGGACGGGGGCTACCAGGGCCGCCACGTCCTCCTTGGTGAGGCCAACTAAGTCGGCATCCATCAGGCAAACCAGTGTGTTATTATCACAAGCCTCAGCCACCTTTTTAGATTTCCCCAGAGTTGCCAGAGCACTAGCAACCGCCTTCGATTTACCCACTCTGTGTGGTAATTGGATGATGTCTAGATAAGAAAGTTCACCACAGTGATACAGGCGGCTAAGCCATTCTCCAGTACCGTCATCACTGCCATCATCCACAACGACAATACGGCCATATTGACCAAGCAACGTCTCCAGGGCCTGCGTGACAACCTGTACTACGTTATTGATAGTCTTCCTCTCATTGTGCGCCGGAATCACACATACTAATTCACACGATGAATGCCCCCGCAATCCCTCGCACACTTCCTCCACAACCTGCCTGACCCCACCCACGATCATTCGGGATGGGAAGTGGGCGCGGTTGCTGGTCACGGTCACGGTGAGGGTGGAGTTGCCGTCGTGGAAGAAGTCCAGGCCGCCTGAAATGGAGTAGACCCGGCCACTTAGTGGGGAGGTGAACACGATGACGGCACCGAACTCCTTGAGGTAGGCAGCGATGTAGGGGAGGGCGGACGCGGGGACGTTAGGGCACTTGATGGTCATATGCGCTCGAACCCCCGGCTTAATATCTCCGGTGACATAATGCCATGCTGTGTTCGGCACCTGGGGCACCCGGAGTTCCTATTACTCATGACTTGCACCATCTGGCACCGTGATCCGATCCACCCGCACCGGATATGCCGCCACAGCTTGATTTTCTTGGGGCCTGATGGTTTACGTTCCCGCCTCAGCACCACCTTTACCCCAGCCTCCTCGAATCCACCAGCTACCTTGCATTGTGGACAAGCACAGTGGCGGACACTGCCAATTTGAGCCATTTGGTGTCTTGTCCCTATCCACCCACAACTAATATGTCTCCATAGTTGAGTTGCTCTGGATTCTCCTAATGGAGGCGGGGATGGTGGTCCTGGAGGTGGCAATACGAACGGCTTCAACCCAGCCTGGGCGCACAGCTCCTTCAGCGTTAAATACTTCTCAGCCTTCTCCTTCATCGTCCCCGCCATCGCCGCTCCCATCAGATGATTTCCCTTTTATAGTCCACCAGCTCAAACACCATACAACGGACAAATATAACGGCAGCAACCAGTAGCAGAATCGGAATGCTAAAAGGCATAAGGAGTACCAGATGTATTTCAGGCGGCCTTTTTGCCGGTCCCGGCCCCCCCTCGTTTCCTCTGACACTTGGGGCACTTCTTTCCTCCCTGCTGTTTACGGGGCCACCATCTGTGTCCGCATTCACAACGTAACCTCCCGTCAGTGGGGTGTTTCGGCTGCATCAAAAAAATAGTAGCACGGATTACGGTATATCGTGTACACTTATTTTTCGATGACCAACCCGCCCATGATTGTGTTCTGTATTACGTGTAAGGGGAGGACCCAGCACCTCAAGCAGACCTTGCTTGCCAACCTAGCAGACAATTTTGGCAGCTACCCAAATTGTAAGTTCGTTGTCCTCGACTATAACAGCCAAGACGGATTGGTGGAGTGGCTTAGTGTGTGGTGGAATAGGCCGGTGGTCTATAGCTATCGCGATCCCGGCCCCTTTCGCATGGCCCACGCCAAGAACATGGCTCACAGACTAGGCATACTCGAAGGCGGGGACATCCTGGTAAACCTCGACGCCGACAACTTCACCGGCCACGGATTTGCCAAGTACATCGCTGACCAATTCATCAGACCTTATGGCCCCCGTAGTGACATTTTCCTCTATTCCACCATGGTGAAGGAAGGCCCCGACCGCACTGACCGCGGCATCAGTGGGAGGATCGCCGTCACCGTCCCCGCCTTCCTCAAAACCGGCGGCTATGATGAACAATTCTCCACATGGTCCCCGGATGACAAGGATTTCAATATGCGGTTGAGGAGGCTGGGGTACGAGGGAGTCGAGATTGACCGCCGCTACCTCCATGCTGTCCGCCACACGGACAAGATGCGGTTCAAGGAGTACCCGCATGCCGCCACGGAAACCGCCGAGGACCAGTTTGAAACCGTTCACTCCTCTGAAACCACCGTGGCCAATTTCGGCAATTTCGGATGCGGCACCGTGTACAAAAACTTTGGCGACACCCGCACGGTGCTGGCCCCACTGCCCACCAGGATATTCGGGATAGGAATGCATAAGACGGCCACTACGTCATTACACACCGCCCTCCAAATCCTGGGCTACGATAGCGCCCACTGGAAATCGGCACACTGGGCCAAAGCCATCTATGAGGAGATGGTTACCTGGGGGAGGTCGCACACGCTGGAACGCCACTATGCTATGTGTGATTTGCCATTCACATTGTTGTACAAGGAATTGGACAAGGCGTACCCAGGGTCGAAATTCATTCTGACGATTCGGAGTGAGGCGCGATGGTTGTACAGTGTATCCCGCCACTGGTCACCGGAATTCAATCAGTTCCGTGGGGCCTGGAACACCGACCCCTTTACCCACAGGATTCACAAGCTGGTGTATGGGCAAAAGGGATTCGACCCGGAAATATTCCTGACAAGGTACAGGCGGCACAATGCCGAGGTGCTGGAGTATTTCAAGGGCAGGGAAGAGGATTTGTTGGTGATGGATATGGATAAGGGTGCGGGGTGGGGGGAGTTGTGCACGTTCCTGGGGAGGCCCGTGCCGGGGAAGCCTTACCCGAAAGAGTTCACCACGGAGGAGCAATGACTGATCCACACTGGAATTATAGGATTGAATGTTTCCCACCGGATGAACGCACTTGGTGGGAAAACCTCAAAAAAGAGAATGATGAGGCTTACACTAAATTAGCCGAAACCGGCATCGACTTCCGTGGTTGGAAATTCTGGCCCCCATTTTTCTGTATGTCATGCGGCCGCCCAATCAACACCAATCAATGGTTATTTGCCAGGATTTGCGGCGGCTGTGACACTGGTCGGGCAGCTAGGATCTCAATGCTTGAAAAGGTAAATTTTGCTGGTCGGGTTGAGAAGTTGCCGTCGGTTGATGGTGATCGTTGTATTGTGAAGCAGTTTATTGATCCACGTACACCAGAAGGAAAATTAAAGGCCGACAGGATGCGAGAACTGTTAAAGCCTCGACCTCACCCATTGATGCCTTGGCTCAACACACCTCGGCCCAAGAGAGGGGAGGAGCAGTAATGTTCATCGTCTGGTTGACAGGCCGCCCATGCAGTGGCAAAACCACACTGGCCAACTCCATCAACACACGCCTCAAATCCCTGGGCTGGAAAACAGAACTCCTCGACGGTGACGTAATCCGCCCCCTCCTCTGGCCTGAACTCACTTTCACCATCGAGGACAGGGAACGCAACGTGCTCCGGTTCGCCTGGCTGGCCAACATGCTTGCCCGCCACGACATCCTCCCTATTGTCAGTGTGGTGTCCCCCAGCCGCGCAATGAGAGACGGAATACGCCGGGATGCCGGTGGCAATTTCATCGAGGTATATGTCAACGCCCCTTATGATTGTTGCGCCTACCGCGACGTGAAGGGCATGTATGCCAGGGCTGAAGCGGGGAAGCTACCTAACTTCACGGGGGTAGGTTCCGGTTACGAACCCCCTCTGCATCCCGAGGTTGAATGTCACACCAACACCGAAACCATTGAGGAATCCACCACGAAAATCCTCAACGAAATAGACCGGCAATTCTCCGACCTCTACACATCCCGACTGCTTAAAAGGAGCATGAAATGAAAATCCTCACCCAGCCCAGCACTGGCCGCACTTTCCGTATGGGCCGCACCCGCCCCATCGCACGCGGCCCCCGATTCAACCTCCGCAACTACCTCAAACAATCCCTCCCGGCCCCGCCCCCCACCGTCAACTACGCCATCCCGGCGGCGGCCCCCTCCCTGGCCGAAATGTACCTCAACGACCAACTGGGAGACTGTGTGATTGCCTGCATGGGGCATATGCAAGGTGTGTTCACGGCAGGGGCGACAGGAACAGCCGAACTCTTCACCAACACCCAAATCACGTCTCTCTATTCCGCCATCGGCGGGTACGTCCCCGGCAATCCCAACACCGACAACGGCTGCAATGAGCAAACCGCCCTCAATTACTGGCAGCAAACCGGCCTAATCAGTGGAGACAACAAAATCACGGCATGGCTGGCTGTGAACGGCCACGACGCCACGGAGGTACGCACAGCCCTGTGGTTGTTTGAAAATCTAATGTTCGGCTTCGAGCTGCCCGACGCCTGGATTAACCCGTTCCCCAGCACATCCGGTTTCCTGTGGACTAAAGCGGGTGCCCCGGACCCGGAGAACGGGCATTGTGTTTATGGCTATGGCTATGCCGAGGCTGGTGTACAAATCTCCACCTGGGGCATGACTGGCACCATCACGTTCCCAGCAATCAAACAGTACACTTCCAACAGGGACGGCGGGGAACTATACACCGTGCTCACCGAGGACGCCATTAACAAAGCCACAGACAAGGCACCATCAGGTTTTGACTTCTCCCAACTCCTGGCTGACCTGGACAGCATGTCTGTATGAAATGTCCGGAATGTGAAAAAAGTGGCGCTAAAAGTGTGCTCCACATGGATGGTGGCGGCATCGTCACAGATGTGTGTAACCACAGTTTTTATGATGAAGAAGGCCACCGCCACTATCACGACCATAATCCAATGACGGAATGTGGTGAGTGTTCAAATGGTCACAAAGTTGTTGTACTCCACGACAACAAATGTCCTTTTTGCGATTTTGGTGAAACTACCAAAATTAGGGAATTATATACATGAGTCCCGAAGGAGGAAAATGATCTACGCTTTCGACCATGAGCACAAACAGGGCGACGTTTGCAGCGTTGCTCGGTGCGAACATGCCCGACGCGCGCCGGTTTTGGCTGGCCAGGAGGTATTTGCCGACATT